GATCTCGCGTCAGGTCTCGAACTCTACGAATACCGATGGAACACAATGTCCCACGGGCCAGCATGGGACTTTAATATCCCCGAATGGACCGGACAAGAACTAACCAACAAACATCTTTTGGTCCACGCGGAGCAAGGTTTCGGCGATATTATAATGGTAAGCCGGTTCGTGAACTGTCTACCCGACTGCGAGGTTACATTTGCAGTTCCACCGTCAATGATCGACCTATTCAACGCCCAGTTCTGGGGCGTGAATTTAATCGACATTAACGAGCTGCCAGAACAATCAAACGAGATTTATGACTTTCATACGCCAATGTTCAGCATGATGAGACATTTGGGTATAAATAAGAACGATATCGACCCGCGACCGTATTTAGATCCACCAAAGGACTCTGGTATCGTTGTTCCAAAATATGGAATGTTCAACGTCGGCATATGTTGGGCAAGCGGAAACCATAGAAACCGACAAGCGAATTCACGACGGCGAGCGACCGATCTTGAACTCTGGCTGCCGTTGGCAGAGCACCGGAACGTTCAGCTCTGGTCCTTGCAAAAGGACACCGGAACCCAGGACATCAATAATCTTGGAGCAGCCGGTCTGATTAACGATCTCATGGGTGAGGTCGATAGTTGGGGCGATACCGCCAGTTTAATCAGCCAACTGGACTTGGTTATCAGCGTCGATACGGGTGTTGTTCACCTCGCTGGGGCACTGGGCGTTCCGTGTTGGATGCTGAGTCAACAAAGTCCGTGTTGGCGTTGGTGGAACATCGAAAACGGCAACGGACGGCCGTGGTACGAAGACCTCGAAATAATCTGGTCCAAGAAGGCCGACGGTTGGAAGGACATGCTTCTAGACGCATGGCGTGACCTCGGTTGCGTCAGTCAGGGACTCGCAAAAGTACGGTTTTTCTCTGAAACCCAGGAAGGAGCTTAAGTCATGGCATCGATTGCACGCAGCGGAACGGGTTCACCAACGTACACGTACACCGTTACCGATATGGTCGGCGGACAAGGCATAGTGACGCTGACGATAAATTCGATCACGGGAAACACCATCACGCTGTCGGGATCGGGTGGCCTTCACAACGACGGCATGGCCCTCGTATCAAACCTTATGTTGGAACTCCAGACCGGCCTGGTACCATAGGTCGTGGCCGATGTTCCAGTTCGCGATGAGCCGTACATTGGCAAAGTCCCGGCACGTTACCGGGACTTACCAAGTCGGGACCAACAATGCAGCGTCTGTTCGCTGTTTACTCAGGACACCGACTCAGGCACCGGCGACCCGATAGCGACTGGAACTTGTAAAGTAGTCATCGGTCGGGTCTACGTTCAGGGATGGTGCAGATATTTCAGCCGTGTAGTCGATGGAGGCGTACCAATGCGTGCGACACTAGGAGTAGCACCAGTCAAACTCTTAATGGTAGCATTGGCATTTGTCGTTGTGTCGTGTGCGTCACCACCGCCACCGGCTCCAGTCGTTATGCCCCCGCCTCCCCCTACAGTGCCAATGGTAGCGCCGGTTGTGTCGGAGATACCGCCACCGACCCCAAGCTATCGGAGCTATCATCGGGGCCGATATCATTACTACCGGACTCGTGGACACTATCGATACGGCGTTCGGTATCACGCGGGCAGTCACCCGACTGTATACCATCACCGAAAGAACCTGACGCCGAGCGGCAGAGTAGTCCCGCCGCAACAGTAGGAGGCTACCAATGGTAGCGACCGCAGCCTTCAGCATAACACCATCAGACACAGCGAACTTACCCGGAAATACAACCGGCGGTATCTGGGTCGGCGGAGCGGGCAACATTACTCTGTTGCCGGTCAATGGGTCAGCGGCGATTACACTGACTGCTGTACCGGCGGGAACCCTGTTGCCAATCGTGGCGCAGAAGGTCTTCGCTGGTGGCACCTCAGCGACTCAGCTAGTTGGACTCAGGTAATGGAACCGGCAGTCTTCCTTCGGGAAATGATCGACCCCGGCATTGAGCTATTGGCGCTACTTAGCTCCGGACGGCCATCGGTATCAGACAACGCCCGAAGAATGCTCTTGGCAATTGCCCAACAGGAGTCCGGGCCTAATCTCGACGCCAGGTATCAAAGTTCACCGGCAGCGGCTCCAGGTCCGGCCCGCGGTTGGTGGCAATTCGAACAAGGCGGCGGAGTAGCCGGCGTTCTGAGTCACACCAATAGCCGCGACCTAGCGAACAAAGTCTGCCAGGCGCTGACCGTAGTTAATATTTCGTCCGCCGTGTGGAGGGCCCTAGAGGGTAACGATCGACTGGCGTGTTGTTTCGCCAGACTTCTGTTATGGACCGACCCCGCACCGTTACCGACCACACAGCAGGACGGCTGGAACTGTTACACGTGGCTTTGGCGGCCCGGCAGTCCGCATCCAGACGTATGGCCCGGCAATTGGCAAGTAGCCAGTACTACAGTCGGTATTCCAGCATGAGACGGGCGCCGGATTACGGACCTATGATATATACTGTTACGAAAGGCGCTGGAAGTGATTGGACCGACTATCTATTAATCTCGGTTCTCGTTGCCACGGTTTTAGGAATTCTATTCGGTGCCGTACAACAATGTCAGTGACCTGCCACTGGCAGTCAGACAACGACTTAAAGGTAAACCCAAACGCCTTCGCCAGTTTATGCATGTTTGGAACTCAAGTTACAACCGACATCAAGACGAGTCACGAGCGTTCGCCGAGGCCTGGGCGACTGTTCAGAAAGGATCAACGGCGATGACCGACGATTTCAATTTCTTCCTGCCGATCACAAAAGTCGACCAAAAGCGGAGAACAATCTCCGGCTACGCCAGTACGCCAACCTTGGATCTCGACGGTGAGGTCGTCAGTCTCGACGCCGTCAAGAAGGCTCTGCCTGGGTATTGGGAATGGCGAAACATCCGCGAAATGCATACGAACTCGGCGGTCGGCGTCGCTAAGGAGGCCAACGTAGATGGAACCGGACTTTTCCTCACGGCCAAGATCGTCGACGATGACGCCTGGCAAAAGTGCCTCGAACAAGTCTATAAAGGGTTCTCGATTGGCGGGAAGAAGCTCGCCAAAACCGGAAATACCATTACCGACATTGACCTCGTTGAGATTTCCGTCGTTGATCGACCTGCGAACCCGGACTGCCGCTTTTCAGTCAACAAACGGAAACTTGACACTAATCAGTCCGCTGTTAGTTATCTGATCAAGGCGAAGTCTCCAGAGGAGAAACTTCTCCGAAAGATCCAGCAAGGGATAGACCTACTGACCAAGGCGCCGATGCCAGGCCAACCGCCTGCGGCACGGGACGGTTTCAGTCTGCCAGCGAAAGTCAAGAAATCGAAAAAATGCGCTGCCCACGGCATCAAAAGCTGCGCCATGTGCAAGGCAGCCGCTCCCGGACTCAAACCACAGACTTCGGAGGTCGAAGGTGACCCATTTGAGCGAAAGTCTAGAAAGGTCAAGAAGCGAGAATTTACCTCCACTCAGAGGGAGCGACTTGCTGGCACTGGTGCTGCTATGCCGGATGGTAGCTTCCCAATTGCCAACCGATCTGACCTCGATAACGCTAGACAGGCTGTCGGTCGTGCTCGAAACCCTTCAGCGACTAGAGAACACATCCGCTCGCGTGCGAGAGCACTTGGAGTCACATTACCCGACAATTGGAGCAAAAAGCTCGCCAAGCGAATGATCCTATTGGCGGAACTGGAGAAAGCCGACAGAGAACTATCACTCGACTATCGGGGGCCTGATCTCGACTTAAACAAGCGTGCAAAGCCTAAGCTTACGCTATCGCCTGAGATTACCGACTATGACTTCGAACTAGGAGTAAAGACTATGGACCCTAACAATCTCGATCAGGTTATTGAAACGTTGCTAAAGAGAGGTAAAGTCGTTACCAAGGCCCAACACCTGGCAATCGCCAAGCGCAACATGCAGAAAGCCCGCAAGGCTCGGCAGTCGGCAATGGCCGACATCAAAGAATGCCACGCCATGCACAAGCAGGCATACTTGTCGAAACTCAGCAAAGCCAAAAAGCCGCCGGCGAACGACGATGCGGACGATTTCGATCACATGGGCGCTGCGGAGAAACTCGGAAAGGCGTACCAGTCACTCGACTCGATGAAGACCTTCATGAAAGCCGCAAGCGTTCATCTTAAGAAGGCCGCCTCTGGTCGCTCCGGTCAACGTGGCGAAGAAGTTGGCGACGCTAAGGCGCCTTGGTATACCGTTCCACCAGGCGTGCATGACATGTCTCCAAGCGAATTGGCAACCGCTGGACCCGGTGGTGATAACCACGGATCAACTCCGGCCATTCTCGACATGGAGACGGTCTATCCCGGCAAGTCGGCCAAGAAGTCGGCCAAGGCCAATGGCACCGCCCTAATCACGGCGGAACATGCACAGGCGCTTGTCCGTGCAGCTGCTGCCGAGGCCGAGGCGAACTTGCTAAAGGCAATGCCGTCGGGTGGCCGTAAGCCCGTGGCGTTCGATGTCAGTAAGTTTACTGGCAACGGGAACGACACCGAGGCCGCTGCTGCGCTCCTTCAGGGCGTCGAAGCTAACGGACTTGTCAGCGACGACGAGAACATCCGTAAGGCCGCGGTTGGTCGCCTGGTCGGTAACATGATCATGAGCGGCCAGGGTCGGTCGGTCTTTGACGCATCGTTCCACGGGTCAGCCGGTGGTTAATCGAGGGGCCGAGAGTAAGCGACTTCACCTCAGTTAGGAGTTAAAGTTATGGCTGCTGTTCCTATTCCTTTCACCGGCCCCGGTGGGATCGGTAATGAGTTCGTTGGAGCGTTGCTGGCGAACGAAAACTTCGAACGCATGCTCAGTAAGAAGCTCGGGACGTTCGCGAAGGCGGACACCGTCTCGCAAGCGACCAATCTTCTGTGGTACGACCTGAAGCCGGTCGTTCAGATGCTCTACCCGTACCGCGAGTTGATTCCGCGGATCAGTCGCCTGCCCCGAGTTCCGGCAGACGGCGGAAATGCGTATCACTGGAAGCGAATTGTTGCAATAAACGTCGGCGGAATTTCGTCCGGCGTTTCGGAAGGCAACCGAGGCAGTCGTATCGCGATCCAAGAACAGGATCTAACCGCTGCGTACAAGACGCTCGGCTTGGAGTCGAGTGTTACGTTCGAAGCACGGTTGGGGAGCCGTAATCTCCAGCCCGAGGCGCTCGGCATCAGTGTTCAGTCCGCATTGCGGTCGTTGATGATCGACGAAGAGAAGATCCTCATCAACGGAAACGCCAGCCTGCCGCTGGGGACAACACCGACTCCAGTTACGGGCGCCTCGGCAATCAGTGGTGTTACCGGGTCGCTTCCGGCGACGATCTACGTCTGTTGCGTGGCTCTCAGTGGTATGGCTATCGCCGGCTACTCGCCGTATAACTCAGTCGCAGGTACCGGCGGTGTTCCAGCTCAGATGACCAAACAGAACGCCGACGGCACGACCGATACGTTCGGTGGCGGCAGTGCTCGACCGTCGGCAATCGCGACGCAAGCGGTTACCGGTTCCAACTGCGTCACCGCCACGGTTACTCCAGTGACTGGAGCTACCGGCTATGCTTGGTACGTTGGTTCAACCAACACCCCGGCAACGTTGTACTTGGCCGGGCTTACACCGTCGAACCAAGTTATCATCTCCAAGGTTCCGGCGGCGACCAACCAACCCCTGAGTTCGGTCTACACGGGCGGTTCTCCGGTCGACAACAGCACCGACATCCTGGTTCCGGACGGCATCTTGCCCCAGATCTTCGGTGCGATTATGGGACCAGACCCCGGTCGCGGTATGGCAACAAATCCCATGCTCCCAGCGGGAGTTGGTTTGAGTCAGGGAGGGTCGATCGTCTACACGATGGGGACGGCCAATACCGGACTCACGATTACCGGCTCAACGATCGCCGAGTTCGACGCGGTTCTGCGAGCAGCGTATGACCAATATAAGATCGGCTTCGACCGAATTCTTATGTCGAGTGCCGACATGCTCGACTCGTTCGGAGCCATGTTGAACCAGGGTTCGGCAGCGAATATCTACCGAATTCTGTTCGACGCGGACCAAGAAACCGGACGTATCGTTGCCGGTCGCAAAGTGACGTCGTACATGAACAAGTTCTTCAACAACACGCTCGACGTCGAAGTGCATCCGTACCTGCCGCCAGGGACGATCATTTTCTGGTCGGACCGGAGCCCCTACGAACTCTCCGGGGTCAGTAATATCCTCGAAGCCCGAGTTCGTCAGGACTACTACCAAATCCAGTGGCCCTGGCGTTCGCGTCGGTACGAGTACGGCGTGTATGTGGACGAAGTCTTTTCCATGTACTTCTCGCCGGCGTTTGCCGTCATTACGAACAAGAACCCGATCTCCGGGACGTTCATCTACTAAGTTGACAGGAAAGGAGTAACTGTCATGTGGATGCGATACCCAACGGGTTGGTCCAGCATCAACGTCGAGCAACAAGACTTCGGCGTTGATTACAAGGACTCCGACGGCAATCAATATGTTGTCGTTCCGGACTCGATTGTCGAGAAGCTCCTGGTTGTTCCGGGATTTGCAGTTGTGGGGCGCCCAGAAGGTGCCCCCGACTCAATCAAGGATACCACCCCGGACGCTGTAAGCGATCCCCTAGCGCAACTTTCGTCCCAGGTCGAAACCTTACGGACGGAGAACCAGGCGCTAAAAGACGGCATAACGGAAGTCACCAAAGAACGTGACGACCTGAAGGCCGAGGTGGCAGCGCTGACTCAACAAGTCGCTAGGCTCAGTCCGCCACCCCCGCCATCGGAGACGACTGTCGGAACGACTGGACCGGATATCGGTTCCGGAGCGGCACCGGCTACCGACGCAACTCCACCGCCAACTACGACGAGAACGACGACGGCGACGTCAACCGGATCAACCGCTCCATCAACGTCTGGTACGCGGAAATAGGTCATGGGAACATTAGCTACGGGAGATCTGACGACTCTAGCCACAGCAAAGGCATTCTTGCCGAATGCACCGAATGATGCAGTGCTGTCAGGTATGATAACTCGGGTCTCCCGTGGTATTTTGAATTACATTCATCGCGGGTCGGTTGTTCCGGCGAATTACGTCGAGAAGTACAATGGGCAGAATACGGATCAATTGGTCTTGTACAATTGGCCGCTTATTGCGCTCAACGAACTCAAAATTTATAACCAGGTTATTCCCCCGGCCAATCCCCCGACCGTCAACGGATTTCCAACCACGAGTCCGTGGGGATACCGAATTGCGCCGACGGAAATCAATCCACCCGGATCACCCGCAGTGGTTGAACTAGTCGGTGGCTGGAACTACTGGCGGGGGAACTTAACGACTGTAGTAAGTTACCGGGCCGGGTACATGGTGGCGGGCGAAATACAGACAATACCAGCGACCCCATTCCAAGTCACTCCAATGATGCCCTACGGCCAATGGGCTACTGACGAGAGCGTGACTAACGTCGCAACCGGCGAATTGATGACCCCAATGCCACCGAATACGACTCCGTTACTAACTGGCCAATATATCCCACCTAATCCGAGTGTCGGCCAGGCGTATTATGCTTTCTCAGCAAGCGACACCGGAGTTCAGGTCAGTCTGGCGTATGGATATGTTCCGGCCGATTTAGAGGAGGCAGTTCTTGAGGCAACCGCAGAACGATCCGCGTATAGATCTCGGCCCGGTATCCGGTCCCAAAGTCTCGCCGCCCAAGAGAGCATCAGTTATGGGACTGACGGCTCTAATTCTTCTAGCGTTGGCAGTGGTAGTGGCGGTTTTAGTAGTTACGTTTGCGGAATTCTGAGTTCATACTGTAACGTATTGCCGCCGCCGATGGGAGGAGACGTGTGACGGACGAAGCAAAAATTACCGAACCAAACGACGCTCCACGGCTCGAAGGCGCCATTGCTAAAGTCGTGTTAGATCCGCTGAACTATGGTTTGGCAGCCGGCTGTCGGCGTGCGCTGGAAGTCGGTGTTCCAAGTCACATGATAATCGAATTCCTGTTAAATCATATGTGTTCAGTCGTAGCCATGATCGAACCCGCAGGAGCAAGAGAAGGCCTGATACAGGATCTAGTCCGTAGTATTGCGCCGATGGTCAACAAACATGTCGACTCCCAACGGATGAGTCCGGGCGGAGTTATACTTCCTCGGAGATAACTCGTGTTCTGTGGAGCCTGCAATGTCTGTTGCAAGCTGCTTCAGGTTCCTGACATCCAGAAGCCCGCTCGTATGCTATGTTGGTGGACGGGAGTTCATGGTGGGTGTCAGAGGCAAGCGGATAAAGACACCGACCCGAGCCTCCTTGCCTGTGCCCAGTTTAAGTGTCTTTGGTTGGAGAGTCAGTATCGTGAGGAACCAGAATTTAAGCTACCGCGAGTTATGCGTCCTGACCAGTGCCATGTCATGTTCGGACCCCAAGACCGAGAGGACAATACGCTTATTTACGTCCATATAGATCCAGAATACCCGGATGCTTGGCGAGAACCGGAGATCGTCGATTATCTTGACGGCATCGTAAGTCGAGGCGGAAAAATCGAAATGATCCTCGGAGAATTCCATTTCAAGTACGAGACTTCGAATGCCCGGCATACCATTTGACCGACAAGAAATCAAAAACGCCCTGTTTGCCCTCGGCCAGTCGGCAGTATTTCCGATCCCGGTCAACGGGTCGACGACCTGGATGCTAACCGGCAGACGGCTTAAGTTATGGAACGCAATCGATCCATCGATGCAACCGGCGATGTTCATGGTTCAGCACCGGGAGCAATATGAGGTCCGCGGTGAAGGTCGGTTAACTCGGCGCTATCTCGATATCGGGTTTTGGTGCTATGCGCCAACGGGCGATGATGGAGTCATCGGAGACGACTGGCTTGATGCGATGGAAACTGGACTTGAAAGTGCTCTTCAACCAGACGATACAAGTCGCAACGAGCTTACGCTTTCGGGCCTTTGTCAGTGGGCACGCATCATGCGTGAAGACAATATGTTCATCCGCGATCCGGGGGATATCGACGGTCAAGCGCTATTGGTCCTCCCCGTTAGAGTCCTCATACCCTGAAGTGGAGGAGAACATCGTGGCAGAGACGCGAAAAACAACAGCCGAAGAGAACGGACCAACAAACACGGTTCCACCGCCGGTCATTACGGACGGAGCATGGGACGAGGCAATCAGCCGATGGCTGAATGAATGTTGTAGAAGTTCACCACTATCCCAAGATGTGGGGGCCTGGAACCGACTGAACGAAGTCTTACCGAGGCTTCGGGGCTTTCTTAACGACGCACTGGCGAAGAAGGAGTAACGATCATGCAGTTCGGATTTGGGTCTGGCGTGTTGACGGGGACTCGCACGGATATTGCAGGGGCATCGCCCGTTAAATTCGGTGCCCTACAGAACGTGGACCTAGAGTTCGGCGGCGAAACCAAGGAACTCTACGCCGTGAACCAGTACCCGATTGACACGGCTCGCGGCAAGACCAAAGTCAGTGGTAAGGCCAAAGTGGCCGAAATCAAGGGCCACATGTATAACGACTTGTTCTTCGGCCTGACGCTAAATACTGGGTCGACGAAATACGCCTGGAACGAGGCGGTGCCAAGCCTGGCGGGCACATATACAGTCGCTAACGCAGCCTCGCCGCCGATCGTCGATCAGGGCGTTTTCGACGCATTGACGGGCGACCAATATTACATCGTGTCGTCGGCACCCGCGACCGGGCAGTATTCGTTCGTAGGGTCGACCGGAGTCTACACGTTCGCCGCCACTGACGCCGGCAAGTCGGTCCAGATCAGCTACACGTATCATGCCACGACTGGGTTCAATATTCCGATTACGAACCCGCTCATGGGCAACACGCCCCGGTTCAGCGTCACGTTGTTCCAGCAGTTCGAGAACAAGCAAATCGTGCTGACGCTCAACGCGTGTGTCTCGACCCGCTTGACGTTCCCGACACGTATCGATGACTACGTGCTGCAGGATCTGGACTTTGGTGCGTTCGCCGATCCGGGTGGCAACGTCGGCGTTTGGTCAACCACTAACTAGAGGAGTCAGTTATGGCCGAGAGTAACGGTAACGGGTCCAAGTGGACCCCGAGCTTTCGGCCCCCAAGCGAGGTGACGCCATTTGTTATCGGGGGCCAAACTATCGAAGTACCTGCGCTTACGTTGTGGTCGATGGAAATCGTCAAGGACGAACTCTTGGCCCTCGGGCCGGATCTCGACTTTATTACATATGCCCGTAACGTGGTGCGGATCGTCTACAAGGTCACGAAGATCAACCATCCCGACATCGAGTGGGAAGAGTCGGATCTGATTAAGTCTTGCTCAGTCGGTGAGATGAAAAATCTGGCTACCCAGATGAACATCTTGCTGGGGATATCGGGATTTGACGGCGGCCCTACCCAACCGACGGAAGAGGCGAATCTTCCGTCTGGGACTGGGACATTGAGCGGCTTGTCGCCGGACTCGCCGGCAACGGAGTCTGTAACGGCGACTTCGACCGAATAAAACGCACCTATACGCTGAGGCGGGTCAAATTGCTCAACGAGGCGTGGCAAGATAATCCTCCAGTCGCTTGGCTGGTCGCAGCGTACCTCGGTTACGAAAGCCCCGAAAAGAAACGACAACAGGCAATCGAGAACACTCGAACTATGTTTGATCGCATCGAGGCGATGGGCGGAAATGTGCCGATCCGATGAGACATACAATCCGGTCGGTGGAAGGTATGCCCGATGGGTTTCAGCGTTCGATCGATATCGGAGGCTCAGCTTGGGTCCGCAACTGAATGAGGTGTGGAACGACCTTAGGGGGCTTGGCCTTTTGACTATTTGTCGGATAGCTGAGGGTACGAGGTGGACGGCTGCGGCTAGTTTCGCCCAATTGACCTTTGACCTTTCCTTCCCCTTCAGAGGTCAGACGTACCTCAGCGATGGCAGCATCCATCACTACCGCTGTTGCTATCATCGCTGCGTTTTAGGCAGGAGGCTGAGATATTAGAAAACAGCCTCCTGCCGACCACGCTACGGAGTTAAGTCGATGGTTGGACCTATAATTACTGTTACTGTTAGTGCCGATGAAGTTATCGCTGTGTTGAACTCAAAACGTCGTAGGCTTCGTGACGCAGTCGACTCAAAGATGCAAGATATAATCGACATGACAACTGATATGTTGTTTCAGGGCAAGCCTGGAATGTATCTCGATAAATCGACTATTACACATGGAGTAACGCGAAGCGGTAACACCACGATTGGATTTGTTGAATCGACTGATAAGGGCGGTGGTTATCATATTTATCCAGTTAATGCTAAGTCGCTTCGATTTATTGCAAAATCTGGGGATCTAGTTTTTACGAAGCATGTGTTTCGACCATATCTTAAAGGATCTAAGTTTATTGAAGAGCATCTGATTGAACTCAAGCCGTGGATTGAAGATCAGCTCGAAGACGCGGTTATCGACGCCTTGTAAACGGAGTCGCCTACAATGCCCGAAGTCGTATTGCGAATAACTGCAATCGATCTCGCTAGTGCTGAGATCAAAAAGACCGAAGACGAACTCAGAACGCTTCAGCGAGCTATTGTCGGAATTCGTGAGGAGACTGTTAAGCAATTCGGTGAGTGGGCCGGAACTCGGGCATTCGTTCGCGGCAAGGCTGCGACTGAGGAATTGACTAAAGCTCTCGGCGAAGCCAACTCTGGAGTTCAGCGACTTCAACATTCTCTCGGTGAGCTTAACACCGCGGCGAACCTCGACAAGCTCGGCTTTAGTCTCGAAAAGATAATTCAAACGGCTAATCGGGCTGTAAGTGTTACTGGTCAAATGGGTGGTCCGGGTCAGCCAGGGACTCCCGGAGATTCTCAGCCGCCACCGAAGGCCAGTCAGTCGATATTTGTCGACCCCGGCGATGACCGTGGTGCTCAGGCATTCCTAGACAATATCGACCGTGAAAACCGCATGATTGCGGAGCAGACGGCCGAATTGAAGCGTCAATACGACGCTCAGACAGAACAATTTGCTCGTCGGGCAAGGGCGCAGAAAGACGCTGCCGACAAGATGATTGAGAATTTGCGTCGGTATAACGCCGAGGAGGAAAAAGCCTATCGGGATCGGATGCGGTTCCAACAACAGGTTGCGCCACAGTCGTCAATTGCCGACCAGCAGCGGTTCTTAAAGGATATCTACGATAATCAAACTGCCGCGATGGAACGGCAGGCGAAGCGTACACAGGAAATGTACGCTCAAATGGACGCTGCGGCACGGAAGTATATTCAAACTCAGAACGAACTTCACAAGGCACAGGAGAAGTTTGCGTCGCAGATCGCTCCACAGAGCCCAGTTCGATTTGACTTTGACGCCACTGGTAAGCTGAAGACTATTAACGTCGCTATGGAGGAGGCCAAGAATAAAGCAAGCGAACTAGGGTTTAAGTTAGAAGGTCTCCGGCATCTTATTGCGATCTTTGACGAATTCGAACGTGGCCAACGTGGCGCAATGTTTGCGTCGGGATCAGCGTTGCTCCGTGATACTGGATTGATGGCGGCTGGTATTGCCGTCATGACGTCAGCCTGGGCGCCGTATGTGGCTGCTGGCGTCGCGGCGCTCGCTGTAATTGGGTACTGGTTGGAACAACAGTATCAGCGGATGATGGCTATCCGCGAGCTACAGGCGTCGTTAGCTATTCGCGGATTTGATATAGGTCCACAGACTCGTATCAATCTTGGTGCCGAATTTGATCGGGCCAAGGAACAGACTAAGGAGTTTGCTGGGACTGAGCGTCAGTTTGTTGAGGAATTGCAGAAGCTGCCACCGGCAGCTATGTCGAGTGCCCGAGCCATTGAAGAGTTGGCAAAAGGCATTTCTGGTATAACCAAGCAAGATCCTAAGAAAGTCCTTGAGGAACTCGTAAAGTCGGCTGAGAAAGGGCCGACAGAATTTGCGAAAGTTGTTGGTTCTATATTGAATATTAGCGGTGCGCTGGACCAGTCCGGCATGTCGATGGAGGAACAAGCCGCTACGACTCTTAATTTAGAGAGGGCGTTTCAACAGGTTATAGAACGAGCTAATGCTGCTCGTGGTGGCCTATTACAGCTTGGTCGTGAGTCGCGAGCGGCTAGTAATTCGTTTGAGGACTTGAGGTCGGCGATTGGCGTTGGCGCTATTGTTATGGGTGGTAGCGCTGAGGCGATTAAGGATCTTAACACTACCGTCGAGAAAGGAGCCGATCCGCTAAAGAATTATGCTCAGTCGATGAAACGGTTGTCGGCTGAGATGGAAGCAACGAACGCTGTTATCGTCGAGATGAATGGCTCACTCGACAAGCAGATAAAATTGCTTGACCAATACAATTTGGTAAGGAAAGCGGCTGAGACTGCCCGTGGCGTCAGTATGGAGGGCGAATACGCCTCACCTGATGCAAGACTTCGCGACCTTAATGCCGAAAAGAATGCCAGAGAAGCGTTACGAAGTGCGCCGGCCCAACCGTGGCAAGAACAAGAATATCGCGAGCGGATGGCCGAGATTGACCGAATGGCCAAGGCTCGCGACAAAGATCTCCAAACTCAGAAACAAGCGGCCCTGGACCGACTGGAAGCTGAACGGAAGATTGCTCGTGAGAGAATGAGTCCGCCAGGCCGTGAGCCACCAGCGGACCTAGACGCGTTGGTCGAAAACTCTGAACGCGTCATGCGGGCGAAACAGGCTGTCGCTGATGCCGACGCCAGAATTCACCACCAAGATGTCTCGAATTCCATCGCGGCTGAACAGGAGAAGTTAAACAATTTTCATCTGGGAACGGCAGAACGTCTTGCGGCTCAGGACGAGATTATCCGCATACTTGACAAGGAAGTTAAAGACGGCGTTCGCGGTGAAGAGGAACTCAATGCGGCTAAGTCTCGGCGAGCGTCGTTAGCCCGCCAATATGCCAATGAGGAATTCGCAGCATTTAAAGATGCTGGTCGTGCTGAGATTGAACAGGCGAAAGATAACGCGGCGAAAATTAATGAAATTTGGCGTGGGATTTGGCAAAAAGCAATCGACACTGGACAGACCAAACAAGCATTTAATGAAATAACCCGTGAATGGATACGTGATATCCAGACGGCCCGACAACGGACTTTCGAAGAATTCTCCGCCGGTGAACGCGAGAAGATTGAAGAAGCTCGCGGCGACTGGAAGAAAATTATGGAGATCTACCAGGAGTGGGCGGACTTTGCCGCCGAACTCTTTGGGCAGAATTCTAAGCAATTCGCTGAGGTCGAACGAAGCAAAGTTAAGGCAGCACATCAAGGTATTGACGAACTTAATCGTGAGGCGATGCGGTATGCCGACGCTCAGGTTAAGTTGCTTAATATGTCGGTTCGACAGAACCAACTGGA